CTACCCCTAAGAACTAGAGGTTGCCCCCAACCTGAATTTACATCTATGCGTTTAACTGTTAAATCTCTACCGCTTACAGAAACAGAAAATTTGTCTGTCCATCTAGGGTCTTGTTGATTTATTGGTGTAGGGTCAATTGAAATTCCATCAAATGGTAATTTAACTTTTTTTGGGTTCACGTTTGATTTTCCAACATTAATTGATATTTTATCTGTTTTGGAAGAAATATTAACAGATGAACTAAAAGTATTATCATTACCAATAACAACTGGTCCATCAACATATAAATTGGCTGGAACATATACTGGAGAATCACTCATTATCTTAGTTTCATTTGTTTCTACATTATTTTTATTGATAACTATAGGTTCTGTGAATTCATCTTTAGGAACATATACAAAAGAACCTGTGTTTTCTAATTCTTGTAATGAAGCATCAAAGTTTAATACTCTTCCACTTAAATAAGCTTTTATGTCTTGTAATATTTTTTCATTCTCATCTTTATTTTCTTTATTTTGAAAATGTTCTTGTGCCGATTTCTTTTTTACAAGCCTCATTTTGTCATTTAACATGAACAAATAATAGAATATGAAAATTAGTGATAATGCTATAAATACATTCATCTTATATAAAACAGATATTTTTATCCGTGTCCAAATATCAAAAAAAAAGTATTTAATAAATAATAAATATAATTCAAGAATGATGAACGAATATATAAACAGGTTGTTCGATGAATATAGCAAAAAATCCGGTAAGAGGGAACACGTAATACAAGTTCCCATATCTAGAATAACTGGAGATTTCCCTATTCTAGGTAAAGTATGGGAAGAATTTAAGGGAATGTGTAATTATGGCACAGAACCTACAAGACAAACAGCTGTTTTGAATAATATCATATCTAAAAATCGTTATTTTGTGGAAATGAGAAATGAAGTTATGGGATATCCTGATAAATATAAATACGATAAATTTGAAGTGGACTGCGGTTATAAAGATAAAACAATTCCAAAAATGAAAGAACCCTATAATAATGTTTGGAAAATTCAAAATGCTAAGTATAGCCATACTGTAAATGAAAAGAGTTTTCCCGATTACTATTGGGATAAAAAACAAATGAAAGAAATGCTAGACTTAGGATTAGAGGCCAGAGGCAATTTCTATTATCCTAGAGGAGGTTTCAGAGAATGGCACACAAATGCTTATCACGTTAACGGGTATAGAATGTATTTTATTGCTAAGGACCAAGGAGATTCATATTTTAACTATATAAATCCAGATACTAATCAGTTAGTGAACCTAAAAGATAGAAATGAATATGCTAATATATTCTACGTATATGGAACAGACAATTGGGATAAAATGATATGGCATAGCATTTATTCAAATACAGATAGATTTAGTTTTGGATTTAATGTTAATCCAGAATCATTAAAGAATGATTCAATAATCCGTGAAAAATAATTAATAATTAATTACCAGATTGTTCTCCTTCGGCATCAACACCAACTCTATAATTCATACTATTTTCATATTGTGATATGAGATTTTCTAAGTTGTCTATTGTTTTAGCTTGTTTGTTAACTAATAAAATATTAGAATAGTTATCAGATATCTTTTTAGACATAAAATTACGTTTGTTTTTACAGACATTCTTAGCATTCTTTTTGAATTCTAAAATACGCTGAAGTGGAGCTTCTAAAGATACTTCCTTCTCTTTAGGGTCTTCGACTATTTTTTCTACTGTCAAATCACGCAATCCTGTGCGGAACATAAACACATCATTCTTATTTAAAATATTTTTAGTTTTTTCCTTGGGATATTCGTCCAATAAATAATATGGACTCATGAAATCTGCGTTCTTTTGTTTTAATATTCCGCGATGACTGGTAGCTATTAATCTACCATCTAATGCGTGAAAGGCATCATAAATAGCTTCATCATTTCTATTATTAGTATCCCAGTTTTCTTCACTCCAGAAAAATCCTCGCTTCTTGTAGAGTTTTCCATCCTCTAATCCTATACCTAATAAATATAAGTCTTTATCAAAGAAAATCTTTTTCATAGGAATATCAAAGTTTATAGGTCCATCCCACTCTGGTTTTGTGTAGTCTTCCGTGTATTTCTTATAAATTTGACCGTCATTACCACAACCCATTAATTTATTATCGGTATCGAACATTAAACTTCTTATTTGATTATCACTAGGAATTTCCTCCCATTTACTTGTTATATCGGAACTTTCTTTACGGAATATTTTAAATTTGGAATTGTTATCTTTAAGACTTATTGCTACACACATCAGTCTTCTATCGGAATCATAGGTTAAATCGACGATTACACTATTGGAGTCTACGGCACCATTTTTTACTGGTCCCATCCAACGATTACTCTCTAATGACCTTGTAGTAATTAGTGTATTATTTGTTCCACCCTTCTCTGGAAAGAATGTGCCTACATAATTTTTTTGAAATCCTGGAATAATATTACACACAACACGTTTTATTTTGTTTTTTTTTTCGGTTTCTTCTTTTCCAGCATTATTACTAGAGTTGTTTGCTGAGTTATAAGTATTATTAGTATTATTAGTATTATTGTTATTATTGATATTATTGATATTATCGAAATGTTCAGGGTTTTTCTTATAAACTATAAGAATAAGTAAAAGAATAGAAACTAATAAAACTAGTTTATACATCATATAATAAATACAAACATAAAAAATCTTATACTAAATCAACTTTAATATTACCACGGTTTTTAATGTTTTCTAATGCCTTATCAACTACACGTCCTTGCTGTTGTGCTTGGAGGTGAGTGTCTATCTTATAAACATTTTTAAAAGTTATATCTGAGTTAATTATTTCGCGCTGTAATTTATCTATTTCGGCTATTAATTCATCAATTAAATTTTTATTCTTTTTTACTTCCTCTTCCTTCATTTTGATTAATAAAAGATTGAATTCGTTTGGTTTATCTAATACTCTTAGTTTACGACAGAATTTAGAGAACATCTCGTTGCTAATATCCATAGTATCAAGATACTTGTTTGCTGAGAAACGTTCAATACGACTCCTGTAATAAACTAGCATTACAAGGGCGACTAATAAAACAAATGTTATAATTATCTTTTTACACATTATATAATTATAGCCTATTTTATTTTTAGGCGAAATCACGTTTAAGAAGGTTATTCTTTTTTAAGAGTTTATCGACATCACAATTATGGCATTTTCCACGTAATTTATCGGCATGAATGTATTTATCAGTATCTACACTCTTACATTTTTTGGTAATATGTCTTGGAAGTGGGACATCATTTTCAGGATTAACTACCTTATTATTGCTAGATGTTTTAACGTTTTTAAGATTTCTCTTTAATTGCTCTGATACATTAAGATTAACCTTAACAGATGTATCTTTGAGTAATCCACTATCAGTAAGGTTCTTAACAAGTGTGTAGTCTTTGTTAAGTTCTTCCTGGGCTTTAACCTTACATCTATTAACCACAGATTCTCGCTGTTTCTTTTCACGTCTAAGGTGATTAAGAACACGACGTAATTCTTCTATTCTTTTACGCTGTGATGTTAATTCTTGAATAGTGTTTTTGTTGATGGCGTATTGTTCGAGAAGGTCGCGGTTTTCTTGACGTTTTTCGAGTTCATCACATAAAGCCTCTGAGTTTGAAAGTGCTTCCATCATAGCCTTTAAATTATCGGGATTTCCTAAGTCATTATTAAAAGTATTACTTGAAGTATTACTTGAAGTATTACTTGAAGCACCTGAATTGTTATTATTTTTGGTTTTTTCGTTTAGTTTTTCTTCGATTGTGTTGTTTACTTCAGACATATCCTGGAATTTTTCCTGATTTCTAAAGTTAGCAAGAACATTTAGAACAATCAATAAAACTATTACTAAAATTAGAAAGAAATTAAGATATTTAGTATCCATATAATAATAGATTACATTATTTTTTTCTCATATAGTTTAATTTCATGTAATTGAAATCATCATAAGCGTTAAATATTTTCATCGCATGAACGTTTGCTCTAAGAGTATTTAATGAACTAATAAGTCCTTTGGTTGATAACTTAATATTTAATACTTCTTCTATATAATCCAAATTCTCTGGACTGACTACAAGAGTATCATTTTTTATTTTGTTGAGAAAATCGTCAAGTTCTGGTTGTTGGCTAGGGTCTTCTGCCCTTAGTGTTGCCATATAAGCAGTTTGAAGTTCTAGTGGTAATCCAACCTTCCCTAAAAAGTTGAATACGTCGAATAGTCTTACAGCCTTATCACTTTCGTTAAGGTCTAGGTCCTTGAATTTTTCTTTTTTGAATTCACTAACTAAGAGTAATATTGTAATTAATACTAGCGATACTAATAAAAATAAAACGAGTTTATCCATTATATTATAATATCATATTTTTTATTATGTTTAATTATTATTGGTATTTTGTCCACATTTATTTTTAACCTGATAATTCAACTTACGATATCTCTGGTTGCTATCCTTTTCGCAAGGAAGGATTCGAACCTTTTTATCATCTACAGATACGCAATATCCTGGTGCTTGCTGTGGTTCAACTACCTGGAAAGGATAGTTAATTGTATCAAACTCAGAGGCTAGTTCTTTAGTTTCAGGTGATATTTGTGATAGTAAATTGTTATATTCATTTAAGTTAGATATTTTCTTAACGCGGAATGATAATTCTGGAGATTGTGTGTTATTTAAATTGCAGCAGGTTAATGCTGGAGTTCCTAATTTTCTATTTGATGAATCAAATGTAAGACAACCTTGAATATCTCCGTGTGGGTCTCTTTTAATTTCTCCATCCTGCATCTCCATTTTGTGTCCAGTCATATTCAATACTACATGATTACCATCAGTAGTTTTATCGAAGTTGAGCATAGTTCCACTTCCTATATTTCTTAATGAACCAGATTTAATTGTTTGCTCTTCTTCTTCTTGTTTCAAAAGATTTATAGCGTTTTTGTCTGCGTATTTTTCAACTTCGCGTTTTAATCTTTCTAAACGAACAGCATTTCTCTTTTGAATTTCTTTATTGGCTGCCTTTTCTGCGTCAAATTTAGTCCTTAATATTTCTTCTAATTGTTCTTCATATGATTTATGAAAGTCCATATAACTTTGGGTGTTTTCTTTGAAATTATTAAGAAGTTTAGGGATTTTAGCCAATTCTTCTGCGGTGTTGTTTCCTAAAATGTTTTTCAATTGTTCTATTTGCTCTGGTGTAGGAAGAGACCTTCCGTCAGTATATTTATTTAATTCACTATTAATGTAGTCTCTAACTTCTGGGGTCATTTTAACTTTGCTTAAAACACCATATTCATCTCCTAATAATGCTTGTGTTGTTCCTGGTGCTGCCTGAGTAGTTCCTGGTGCTGCCTGAGTTGTTCCTGGTGCTGCTGCTGTTGTTTGTGCTTGTGTTGTTCCTGGTGCTGCTGATGTTGTTTGTGCTTGTGTTGTTGTTGGTGCGGGTGTAGTGGTTGTTGTTGTTGGTGCGGGTGTAGTGGTTGTTGTTGGTGTAGGTTTAGGAAATTCTTCAAATTCTACAAGAGTTCTTCTATCATTTATACTGATCCCTAATTTATCACTCCTCAAGTAAACATATTTATTCCCATCTTTATAATGTAAACAAATTCTACGATTACCATCTTTGTTGACGTTTTTTAAAGTCTTTGTGAGAGTATTATATTCAAACTTTGTATAGTAACTGTCTCTATAATATTGATCTGGTTTACTTATGTAAAATGCATCAGATCCTTGCCTAACCTTATAAACATTTTCTTCGTCTCCTTGTATCCTCATAAAATTACCATCATTATCACATGGGAATATTTGAAAACTCTTACCATCCCAATTATACTCTACTCTAAAAAGTTCCGCACTAGAAGCAAAAGCAGTTGTGTTCGCAATTCTTTGTTTATCAGGTTGTAAAGTTTTATTTATATAATATGAATATCCATATTGATGGGCGGTTGCATCTGATCTTTTGTGATAGGTAGCTATAGGAGTTAATTTAATTCTGTATTTTTTCCCTTCTTCAGGTGCTTTAACCTCTGGCTCTACTCGTTCAAATGTAATTTCGGATTTATAGTCTTTGTTATATATTCCTTGTTGTAATTGGGCGTGAAACTTGTTTTTAACATCGACATGACCACTTAAATCAGTAACTTTATTTGGATCATAATAAATTGTAGTCATCATTTTATAACTTTTAAGATTAATTAAATCTTTGAAAACAGTCCATTTATGTTGAGTATATTCGTCGGTTTCTTTATTTTCCTCAGGGGTGTCATCCTTTAAACGAAGAAAATTTCTACCATCTGTATATAAAGATTCCACGTTCCTTAATGTAAAATTTTCTTCGTTATCAGAATGTTTGAGTTCGAAAATTGAAGCCTGTATTTCATCTGGAACAGTTCTAAACCATCTTTCTCTATATCCTAAATAACTTACGGGGTCACCTACATTAGCTAATTTAGTCTTACTGCCTATTGATTTAATCTTAATTTTATAATATCCTTCAGCAGGTCTAGGTTGTATAGCCTTAATAAATGATATTTTTGCTGTATATTTTCCTGTTTGTGTTTGTGTTCCAAATAATCCAGTTTGTGTTTGTGTTTCAAATTTTAATATATTTTCATCTCCCTTAAGTATTAAAGGATAATCGTTTCCTTTGTCTTTAATTTGGTTTTCAGACAATTTAAAATTTGTTAAATCTGATTTTGAACTATTTTCGTCCAATACTTTGTAAACAACAGATTTATCACTATCACTTCTTAATCCTAAAATTTTATTCCAGTGTGTTCTAATGTTGAAATAACCTTCTGATTTATCATCAAATCTGAACATTTCGGCATCATCAATATAATCTATAAATTTTGGCTGGCTATGAACAGCTACATATCTAACTATACCATTATTTTCTGTTCCTACACCAGTAAGTTTAATAAAATAATTAGTTTTTCCGTCCATTACT